AAGATCTGTTGCTAAAAACAGAGAAGTAGATGGTGCAACCAATTCTCCCCACTTACGTGGTCTTGCTATGGATATTCATGGAACCAGTGAACCGTGGATTCGTCAACATGGTCACAAATATGGGTGGAATCCACATGATTATGCCGGTACACACGGTGGACACTTTGTTTTTGGCGGTCCTGGCTTAATACCGGATGAAGGTTCATCTTCTGGGGTAGGTAGTGCGCTTGCAGGAGTTGCAACAGCTTCAATCGAAACTGTAGCCAAACTCTTTGGTGCTCTTGGTTCGGCTGTAATTAAACCAGGTGTACCAAAAACAGATATTGGTGCAACTATCTCTCAGGCGGCAAAAGAAACAAACGCGGAGATTGCTACGGCAAAAACTCCGGAAACGCCAACACCGCCTCCTGCACCAACGCCACCAAGAATCAATAGAACGGCAGGAGGAACCACAGAGAATCCTCCTACGATGGCTGACAGAAATAGCGTATACTATTATCTTCAGCGATTTGGTTATCACGATCTAAGTAGACCGGAAGCCGCACTCGTATAAAAAAGAAGAGGGGAACCTTGCGATCCCCCTCTTCTCCTCCAATCAATCTTCGTCAGCAAGTCGCTTGAAGAAAGCGAGATCCTCATCATCATCATCGACGGCTGCCGAAGCAGCGGCAGCAACTGGAGCAGCTGATGCCTGGAAGACTGGGGCCGGAGCCTTATACTCTTCCTCGTCAAGTTCAACACCACGGACCTTTGCCGGAGCATTCAGGGCCAGAACATTGTTGAGACGGGTCTTGAGTTCATCGTATGACTTAAAGTGCTTTGGATCAACGAGCTCCTTGAGGGAATGCTCTTGTTTCCAAACGGCTTCAAGCTTATCGTCATCTTCGAACAGTGGTGCGGGAGAGTCGAATTCAGACTTGTCGTAGTTGGGGTAACCCTCAACCTTACGAACCTTAAGCTTAAAGTTTGCACCCGACCAAAGATCGAAGGGATTCGTTGGCTGTTCGTCTTCGAACGCAGGGTTCATCAGATCGTTCAGCTTGTCAAAGATCTTCTTGCCATACTTGTACAAGAAAACTTTGCCTTCGTTCTCTGGATTTGCGGGATCCTTGACAACGTAGATGTTGCTGTAATAAGCAAGCCTACGCTTCTGCTTGCGTGCAGTTTCCTTATCGGAGTCAAGGCCTGAATTCCAGAGGGAACTGTTAAGTTCGCCAACCGGATCGTCCTTACCAAGAGTCGTTAACGACTTCTCGATGTACCATAGGCCAGTAGGTCCCTGGAAACCATGGTCCCAGATCTTGACGAATGGAAGGTCTTCACCTTCAGGTGCGGGAAGAAAGCGAATTACTGCATAACCGTTGCCTGCCTTATCGGTGGCACACTTCCAGAGCTTTTCATCTCCGGTACGGTCGTATGTGGTATTCTGCTTGGCGAGTTCCTTTGTGAGCTTCTCAAAAGAAGAGGTCGAGGAACGCTTGAGATCAGCAAAAGACATAATTATTCTCCTTGTATGTCGTTATGTACGTTGTATTAGTCGTTGTGTTTGATAGAGAGATACTTGGCTCCACCATCCCACGGCATAAACGGAATATCAGAATATTCGATATCATGCTGAGTGAATAATGGGACAAATTCCTCTCTGATGTATTTATCATTGTCGATGCCAAAAATCTCATTAGAATATGCAATGAGCCAATTTTTTGTTTGGCCAATCTTTGACATGATTTCATTACGAAGATCAACTGGCATCTCAGTGAAGGACCAAGTACCAATCATCAGATCTGCATCAAACAGATCATTTAAATCAGAGGTGTGTACGATGTTAGTATGACCCAACTGATCGTGGTACCACTTCTGAATTGCCCCGACCTCAGGGAAGTCGTAGATCACGTACTTTCCTCTGAAACCGAGCTTGTAGACGATATCGGCCATATCACCGATACCACCACCAAGTTCTACGATTGTATCCAGTTCGGCCAGTTTCTCTGGAGTCCACCCGTTGATTACGAGGTGAGCCATATGCTGGATACGATTCATCGATGTTGTAAAGTCTTCGAAGAGATTATAGATACCACGATCTTGCTCAGTAATACCAACATCAGGATCTTCGAGAGCATAACGGATCTTTGAGTTTTCCTTGGCCGCCGGAAGGACCGCGGCGAAGTAGTCGAAGAATCGTGCTCGAGTCATGAAAGGAACGGTCATTACAGATGCCCAGACCTTAAAGCGTTCTTTCGGGAGATTCTCGAAGTCCGACGCAAAGACTTCTCTCATCACACTCCAGTAGGAGCCATCATTTACCTGCTTCGCAGCCATCATCTTTTCAAAAACTTCTTTTGAAGAAGCCAATGGAGCTGGAGCAGTCATTGCCGGATTGACCGGCTCAGTAGAGTAACGAAAATATTCAGACATTAATCACCTGCAAATTTGTCTTTCAGTATCTTACGACATTTAAACATGTCATAATGGAAGAACGGTTTATATTTCATGCACTTCTTATATATGGTAGGCCACAACACCCCATCATCAATCTTCTTGTTCCAATGATTAAAGAAACCGAGAAGATCATTCAAGATGATTACTGTCTCAATACTTATTTCACGGCGCAGATATTGTTTCAGAAGATATGGATGTTGCCCATTCTTCACAATAACATTGTCATCAAATAATGTACACAGTTTATTTAGGTCTTGCTCAAAAATATATGTGAGTGATTGTTGGCGTTTCAACCAGTTTGTATAGACCTTCTCTGAGTCATCATTGAATAGATCGCCGACCCATTTAAGATCTCCGTCTACGAAGTTGGCAACCAGATACTGAAGAGGGTCTTTATGTTTGGAGAGTTTGTAGTATTGATACTTGTCCTTGCGAGTCTCAAATGAAGATTGAGTTGCATTGACCTTGCCATTGTACTTGACGTAATCGTAGCTTGTGGTAAAATGGCTCTTGACTGCAAGGAAAGTTTTGTAACTTTCGTATGGTGTCATACCGGCAGCTTTGCTCTCTTAGGGAGGAAGTTAAGTTCTTCGCATTCATTTTGCAGCTTTGATTTAATCCGTATGTTGTTACGAATAATCATTGCAGCTGCTTCGATCTCTATGTTGTTTGTCTCACAATAGTGGACGACGGCATCCATGTATTCAAGCTTGTACTTTGATACTAATGTTTCAATGTCCTTAATGAACCTTTCGGTCGTCAGGGCTTTTTCAAAGATAACGTCGTCCACCATAATATTTCCTTTATCCACGATAAAAAATGTGAGCACCTATTTTAGTTGTGCGATCAAATACTCTACCCCATGACGGACTTACGTAGTCAGCGTGGTAGAATTTAGCGCCTCTTGTAACGTCGCCATAGTTACCTATGTATACGTTCTCGGCGATGTCCTTGGCCTTCCGATAGGCGGCCATATCTGCAATGCGCTTTCCACCTTCGCACTTCCATGAAAATTGGCATACGCGCTTGGTTCTCTGGTTGATAACCGCACATGGTGTCTTGGGGAATCGCTTATCTTTAACGCGGTTCAACACTACATTGTTTACCGCAATCCTACCTTTGTAGGGTTCATGGGCTGCTTCGAAATATGTATTTTCGGCCATGCATTGGATTTGTTGTTTGTCGTGTCGACTTAAGTAAACCGGCTTATTAACAACTACCGGCTTCTCGATTACTTTAACTTCTGGAACCTTAACGATTTTTACCTCTGGTTCTTTCTCTGGCATCGCAATCGCTGCGGTGGCAGCAAGAGCAAGACCAAGACAGAATCCTTCGGCCCATCGAAGGTACGGAAAGTCTTTTACATTTGTGAAGAGCTTCATTTTATCCTCTGAGTCATAATGACTTTGGACAATGAAGACGACATTGCCGGAGCATCTCAGCTCCTACCGTCAACGTTGCTATGAGAAGATACAAAATGAAATAACGAGGTATCTTCCATCCATTTCCCTCTTACTGGAAATGCAAAATCATTAGTTGTTTTCGTCGGTGGCATCCGGATGATGCCGCTTTCTAGCCATCTAAGACTTGAAGTTTTGTAAGAGTCAATGGAGGACTTTAACCTCCGCATGTAATATTTATAACGATCCGGCAGTCAACCCGTAGCATTTACGGTGCAACTGGTAGCAAGTGGTGGGTTTCTGTTGCTAGGTACCCACCGGACCCCGAAAAATCATGCGGCTAGCGCAAGACCTTCATATGCAGTGTTATCGTTTGCATTTACGTTTAGTGGCACTTTGCCAAGCAATCAGTCTCGAACCGCCTTATTCCGCGTCAATCGATACCCTGTTCAGGCCCATCAAAAATAATCTTTTTAGAATGAAAATTCATGCCAGGATTTTTAGACTTTTTGCCTTGTCCTCTAACCCAGCCAGTTGGAATAGCATCCCCATCTTTGATACATTTTTTCTGAGAAGAATTTAATGGATTATGATACCACTTCAATCCTCCAGTTCCAACGGGTTTCCACGTTGGATCTTTACGATTGTATTTAATACCTTTGCGGTTTAAGTTTCCTTTAGCCGCTCCACGTTTACCTGCCTCACTTAGCATTTGTTGAACCAAATCTTCTTTGGTCATAAGTCCTGCTAAGCCTTGCCAAGCCAGATAATCTTCCCATCTTCCATACTGTTCATAGAGAATTCGATGAGCTTCAGCATGTTCTTCTACTGTTAACTCAATTAAATTCTCTAGGTCATCAGTTCCTCCTAGATGCCTAGGAATAATATGATGTATATGTTTCATTCTTATTCTCCATCTATCCTATTTATAAATTAGGATCGATAGAGATCAAAATTATTTTTGGTGGACCTGCCCGGAATCGAACCGGGGTCTTGACCGCCTTTATTGTTGATTGTCATCAACTGATATTTTATTTATACAGCAGTTTGATTTAAATGTACACAGTTAAAAGCGCTTCTGCTCTCTTTTTTATCCATTCATCTTTAGGAAGATGCATGCCAGTGGATCCATTCCAATCAGCAAACTCTTTATCATAGAATCCTATAGTCTTCTTCTGTTTCTGGAGTTCAACAAGTTCATCGGCCCACTGTTGCCATTTACCATCATCAATAGTATTCTCATCCATCACATAATACAAATAAGAATGGATTAACATTTGAGATCGACGCTGCCTGATTTTCTCGGACAGCGTCTGAATCTCGTTTACCATTGGATCATCATCAAAGAAAGATTCAAGTGTTGCAGACATTAGCACCAAGATTGCTTAGCATCACCGTAGTATTCACGGGCAAAACCGTTCTTGATGAGAAGATCACGAAGGCTCATGCCGTCAAGAAGAATGTCTCCAAGAACACGACCACCAAACTTGTCCCAATCATACAGAACAACCTGATGTTTCTTCGTAGCAGCGATCAAATCTTTGACAAAGACAGAAGCTTGTTCGCCACGTACTTTTTCACTTGTGCATTTAGCACGGAAGCTCTTTTCAGGTGTATCAACACCAAAGATACGAACACCAAGTTCAGGCTTCAGAGGAGCTGGAAGGTATGGTGCAGCAACTACAATCGTATCACCATCAACGGCACGAACAATGGTTGTATCATATGTAGCGCCAACAGGTGTCTTCTGAGCAAGCGCTGGAGTGGCTAGCATGACGAGTGCTAGAGCAATAAAATTCTTCATGTAATTATTTCCTTAAAAGTTGCAAACAGTTTGCCAGTAGATGTAACGTTCGCCACGGTACCATTCGGTAACCTGTTCACGAACGCAATTGCGTCTATCGCGACGATAGTCTGGTGGTATGTATCTATTATCAAACTCGCGTTCACGATCGCGTTCACGATCGCGTTCACGGTTGTTCGAACTCAAAGCTCCTACAACTACACCGCCGATGATGGCACCACAGAGCCAACCACAACCACTACGGCGTTCACCACGATCTCGCCATTCTCTACGATCTTGACGATCTTGACGATCATGATCTCTAGCAATAACCGGCGTGGAGATCAACATACTTCCGACAATGAGTGACGCAATAAGTTTCTTCATACTAGAACCTTTCATCGATATCAGCGAACATGACTCGCTTTCGAGGATCACCTGGTGTGATACAACGAGTTAATATAAGAGCTTCTTTGTAATTCTTCGTATGGAACTTTACTGGGAAGATGATTTCATCGTCCTCAATTTCTAAAGACATGCCTACGAAGTAAGTACCGTTTTCTTCTACCATGAAATTATTTATTCGTGGTAGATTTTTCTTTCTTGAGCTTCTTGCGCTTGCGATGGCCGAGCCAGAAAAGACCGGCGAACGGACCAATAATAACTGCAGCAGTAAGCACAAGCGGCCACGCCAACGATCCAAGAAAGAT